TGCCCTACCTGCTGGCACGGTGGTGCTCACTAGCGAATCAGGTTCCACTCTTACGAGTGAATCGGGAACAATACTAACACCAGGGTGACAACATGCGAGCGAACTGGAAAAAGATCCTCCTTGCTGGAGCGTTTGTTCTGCTCTACGTAGTTCCTGCTGTTGAGCAGGTTACGGAGACGTTCAGTGCCTATATGAATAGCCTGCCCTCGGCAACGCTGGCGGGGCCTGCGGACCTATTCTATATCCTCCAAGGAGGCTTGTCGAAGAAGATCACTACGAATTCCATCTTCAGTACAAATCTATCCGCACCACCACCGATAGGCAATGTTACCCCAAACACAGGTGCGTTTACGAATCTGTCGGTGTCAGGCACCGCTACGATTCCTGGGTTACCAAGTTCGGTTTCCAATAGCGATGGCTCACTGAACATATCCCCAACGACTGGGCCAGTGGTAGCGTCGATTAATCCAGGGCACGTCAACACTTGGACTGTAACACAGGGGTTCAACGGCCTGCTTGCCGCCAACGGGCCTGTCTACATGGGCTACGGTCGTCCGTGGGTTGATGTGCGCTCTGGCGCCAACGGTTGTGCTGCTGCCGTTGGCGATAGCTCGACCGATGATTATTTGGCATTTCAATGCCAGATCAATTACATGGCTTCGAACTTTTCTGGCGGCACTGTTCTTGTGCCCCAAGGCAATTACAAGATTGGTAGCACATTGGCTATGAAGAACTCAGTATGGTTGGTTGGCACATCTGAGGGGCCGACTTTCCTGCAAACTGGTGGTGCTGACATTACCATCATTAACTTTGATACCAGCGCCAGCAATGCAGCGATGGACAAGATCGTTGTGGCCTGCCTCCAAGCCTCAGGAGCATCACGATCTTGTGTTACAATCGCCAACAACGCTGTTGTTCATATACTAAACTCCCAAATCTTTGGTGGTTCGTTTGCCTTGCAAAACAACGGGGTTGATGGAACGATCTTCAATTCCTACTTCGCTGGCGACGGCACTGGTGGTTGTGGAGTTACTTCCCAAGGTGCGAATTGGTACGTTCGTGTGAAGATAGACCAAGGAAACATGGCCACTGTGTGCGGGTTTCAACAGCAGAATCCGTTCCCTTCAGCTTCCTCCTCGGAGAACCACTTTATCCAATGTGACTTTTCTGGGCTTTATACCAATAGCATACTTATAAATGACACTACAAATCAGGCACTCACGGTCTTTGAGGGTAGTGTCTTTTCCGCTCCCATTAGTATCACAGGAGCAAAGTGGACCAGCTTCGTTGGAGCCGAGCTTGGTGGTAACGTTTCATCAAGTGCAGCTTTGTCCATCTCTGGAAGTTATGGATTCAGTGGCATCACAGCTAGTGGCGCAGGCACCCGTTCCTGCGCTGCAAACATCAATATCACATGTTAGGTGACTCATGGATCTCGATCAAGGTGGTATAACTTACCAACGAATCCGAATTTGGATGGGACCATCCTTAGGATGGTTTGATCAACAGGTCCATCCTGAGTTGTTAATCGTCGCAGCGGGAACATACAATCTCAGTGACAACACTTCGGTAGTGTTGGTCAATGTTGGAGGGTCGGTGACGCTCAATCTCCCCAATGTGGTAGCATGGCAGCGCGAGCCTGTCTATCGACCGATGACCGCAGTGGAACGGAGTATTTGGATCAAAGACCTTGGAGGGAACGCAGCGGCATTTCCAATCTCCGTTGTGCCATTTCCAGGCCAGTTCATCGATATGATTTCAGGTACATTCACGATTGTCCAAAATCGTGCGAGCTTTCGACTTTATCCCCTTAGCGACTTAACAGGTTGGTACTCAGCATAGGTGAAACATGAAACGGATCTACCTTTTAGCTTTACTTCTTGCGTCAAGTGCGGCCCTTGCACAGGATATTCCAAACCACTCTGTGCCGATAGGTGGTGGTCCTGGGGTAGTGGGATGGCGCTCGGCAGGGCCTTGTGTAGTGGGTCAGACCTTGATTTACTCTGGCACTTCATCAGATCCCGGTTGCTCTGCGATTGTGACGACCGGTGGTAGTGGTATCCTAAGTGCTACCTTGGCTGTCAATCCTCTGGGTACGACTTCAACCACGTTCGTAATGGGAGGTGTCGGCTCCGGTTGTCGAATTACGCCTAATTCTACTGGTCGTGTGTTGGTAATACTTACTGGAACGATTTCTAACAGCGCCAACGGTGTTCTTACTTCGGTAGGATTACGTATAGGTACTGGTACAGCACCAGTCAATGGCGCTGCTGCCACTGGCACCTCTATCGGCAATCCTGCCTATACACAGCCCAACGCAAGTACTACTAATGTTTTCTATACAGTGCCACTTATAGGCATAGCCACTGGTTTGGTCTCAGGGACCAGTTATTGGTTAGATTATAATATTGTTACCAGTAACGTTGCGGGTACGGCTGTCTTTCAGAACGTCGTCTGTACTGCTATAGAGCTATGAAGGAGATCAAAGATGCCTAGTACCTCGCCTGCACAAGCTCGCCTGATGGCGATGATCGCACATGGAGGGAAGCCGACAGGGATGAATGGCCCTCCAGTCAGCGTGGCGAAGGAGTTCAACGCTGCGGATGCGAAGACAGGAATTCTTCGAAAGAAAAAGAAGAAGCCTGAGTCTCGTGGAGGTGAACCAGATGGAAGGACTAGAGGATGAGTATGGAAGAAGAAGGCTTGGATCCTAAGGAGTACCTTCGTCGAATCTCGCAAGAGATGAAGATGATTCGGCAGATGTTGTCGAAGGTAGTGAACTACATGGTGGAGGCTGAATCGGAGATCCCGGAGAAGATGAGGAGGTTCATTATGTACATGCACGACGTGCATGATGTAATGTTCATGTATTCTGAGAACGGACAAGAACCACCTGAGTATGTGAAAGGCGAAGCTCGAAGGTGCGACGATCGCTATCGACAGCTGTTGCATGAAATGCACACGGACGGAGGGGCGTTTGAAAAAGTCCGGAGGGAGATGGCTGCGGACCGATACAACCGATGGGATCACACTCCACGTTTAACCCAAGCAACACATAAGGAGAATGGAAATGAAGCAAGGAAAAGCGAGTAGGGACGTTTACGAGAGCTACCACGTGGATCCGAAGGCCATGGCAATCAGCCCTGCTGGGGTGAGCCAGATCGGCACTGCTGTGGATCCGAAGGCCGTTGAGAACGTCCACAAGGGCCGAGGCTACATGGCCCCTCCAGTTGACGAGACCTGTCACCCATGTGGGTCGCAGGGGAAGCACAAGTAGGAGAATCGAAGATGGCAAGAGACTGGGAAGCTATCGAGCGCCTGTTGAGCGTCTATCGGCAGCTCTTGGATCATCCAAAGCTGAAGCCCCTTCTGGACGAGGTCGAGAGGGAGCTTGAGACGCTGCAGGATAAGCACAACGGGTCACAATCCAGCCCACAGCAGAGCAGGATGACGGGTGCGTTCAGGTCAACGTCGTCAGATGATAGGAGAGCGTGATGGGAAGAGATATTCTGTCCGAGTTTGGTCCTGATAAGGACGTTGTCAATCGCGAGCGCGCAACGCGTGGTGGTGAGCCTGAGCGGGACGTGATGAACTACGAGCCTCCTAGGGGGCCGATTGGAATATTCGGTCCTTATCGGGGAATTGGTGGTACTAATGTGGGCAACGCTGGTTCTCAGGGCACTTACTATCGTGATGAAGGTGGCTATGCTGATGGCGCTATTCCGCATGGTCTACCGCCAGATGAGACGGACAAAGATGGATCACAGGGAGAACGGTGATGGCAAGACCAATCCTTGACTATACGTCCAAGGGACGTAAGGAGTCCTCCGTGGATTGTGGTGGCGTCCTTCCTGGAGACGAAAGGGACGTGAATAAGTATCGAGCTCCAACGGGACCGACGAATATCGACGACCGAAAGGGTCCTGGACTTCATGGGACCATGGTAGGCAACGCGGGCACACAGGGAACGTATGGTAAGTGTCAAACGAGTGGGTCCCCTGGTATTGGTGGCGAACGTAAGAGCCAAGGATCGCAGAGGTCGAGATGACCACGACAACTGATATCGTCAATGGTGCCTTGCAGGCAATCGGTACTCGTACCACCGTTACCCCGACGGAGTTGGCGAATCAAACGTCGAACGAGGCGATCCAAGCGAACTTGGTTCTGACTCAGGTTCGCGACTCGCTTCTACGAATGGCGCCCTGGAATTGTGGGATGAACACAGCGAATCTGACGTACATTTCCTCGATTCCAGGGACGCCAGAGAATTCAAGTTCTGGAACCCCGCTTTGGCAGAAGGGCCAGCCTGCGCCTCCATGGGCGTATGAGTATCAGTATCCGATAGACTGCCTTCGACCAACGTTGGTTGTTCCTCAGTTCCAAACTGGCTTTGGTGGAACCATCCCAATCACAACCGCGGTGACTGGAGGCATGCCTTCAACATGGGCAGGACCTCCAGTCAAGTACAAAGTGGCTGTGGATCAATTCTTCCCTGTTACCTCCGCAGTGGTGGTTGCGGGAGGAGCAGGCTATCTCATTGGGGATTTTATCACCCTCGCACAAGCCCCCGCAGGCCTGCCTCCACTTGGTGCGCCAGCAGTGCTTCAGGTGACTGGAGCCAGCCCTGTGACTGGAGCTGTGACTACTGTCAGTGTTGTGGATGTGGTTATCAGCGACGCTGTGCAAGGTGGGTCGTATTTTGCTCCCCAAACCGCAACGCAGGCGCAGGGATCGACGACGGGAGTTGGAACGGGAGCGACGTTCAGCCTCACCTTTGGTGCGCAGAGCGACCAACGAATCATTCTGACGAATCAAGAGAACGCTGTCTTGACATATGTCAAGCAGATTCAAGATGTCAATGTGATGGACCCGTTGTTCATCGAGGCTTGGAAGATCTGGCTCTCTGCAAGGCTGGCCTTGGCGCTGACAGGCGACAAGACGCTTGCCAATCTGAAGATCAGCGAAGCTAATGAGTTCATCATTCAAGCTCGAAAGGCGGATGGGAATGAGGGCCTGACCGTCAACGACGTTGCCCCTGATTGGATTCGGATTCGTGGCGTGGATTTCCCTGCGGCTTGGGAGTGGAGTCCGAATGTGACGTTCGATTGGGGAGGTCTAATCCCGATGTTCACGTAATGTTCTTACGGAGAGCGTAGCCTTGGCCCAGCCTAAGATCCAAACGAGCTTTGCGAGTGGTGAATGGACGCCAGAGCTATTTGCACGGGTGGATCTTCAGAA